CCACGCTTCCGCCATTAAGAGAGACAGTAAAATAGTCAGGAACAACGGCAGGAGCCAGATAAGGGTCACTAACCACTCGGGCAGCTTCAGCCGTACCCGCCCAAAGAAAAAACGCGATGAGACAAAGTACCTTCTTCATGTTCACCCTCCATTATGTCGCGTCTCGGAATTCGATATCCCAAGCGGGCACCGTCACCGTATTGGCCGTCGAGGTAAGAGCCTGTGCCGTCGAGCAGGTCGTGTAATAGTGGATGCCCGTGGTGCCGACCGCCGTCGCAAAAAGAACGACATGGCTCGGGATGCCCGTCGTTCTGACGGCCAGCGTTGCCATCTGCGACACCGTCACTTTCTTGCCGCTCACGTCGCCGTCGGCAATGGTGAACTCTGCCGTGCTCATCGTCGCCCCGGCGAGACAGGTAGCAGCCGTGCAGGCCGCGAGGTTTGCGGGTGTAGTAGTCATAAGCACCATTCGCTTCACGTTCGTCTTGATGTACGAACACGCCTGCAATAAAATGTCGGTACTACAGAACTTCGGCATAGGACTTACCTCCGGTGTATTTGCCCCCCGGTGCTAATGTCTGAATTCGGATAACCCCGAATATCTAAACCTGTCCTCTTTCGGTTTCCGTCCCGGCTTTCCCTTCTCCCTGCGTACCTCCGGGGCCACCATCGCCTGCGTCTCCACTCGCGCCTCGGCGTAGGGGACGGCGTGCTTGAACGCCAACAGTCGCCCCCCTTCGGCGGGGCCTACCTCGATCACGTCCCCAGGCTGATGCCTCTTCCCCGTCTCCTGGTTCGCGCAAGGCGTGACACATCGAAGTTTCATCCTCAGCCCCCCTCGACGTTCTTCCAAATCTTGTCAACTTCGTTGATGGCGCTCATCGCCCCGATGTACTGCTGCACCTGCTTGTCGTAGTGCGCCAGTTGCGCCTGAGCCTGGTTCGCGCGTTTCTGCATGGATTTTTTCATGCTCTCGATCTTCGCGCGGAACGGCAGTTCCTTTGCCTCTTCATACCCGTACATGAAGCGCGTCTTGAGAAGATCGCAGGTATCGGGGAGCCAAATCTTGATGCCCATGCCGACGGCCAATCCGAGGAAGTATTCGCAGCTCGGGCGTTGCCAGAAATACTCGGAGTCCACCGCCATATCTACGCCGTAAATACGAATCTCCTTGAAATCCTCAAGGATTGCGTAGGCGATCTGCCACGAAATCGTATTCGTGAAGTACGTCCCGAACCGATCAATAATCTGCTTGAACGGGAACGCCACGGCGTTAGGCATGAAGGGATTGGGTTGCTGGCAGTAGACGGGGAACGGGAGTTTGCCCAACTGCGTCAGGTAGTCGGGGACGGCCTGCCCCCGAAAATCCTCTTTCCCTCTGCGAAGCCACTTGCCGCCTTCGCAGGTGATTTGATGGATCTCAAACCACCTTGACCACGGCCCCGGCATGGTAAGGAAAAGATTGTTGACACCCCAAAATTCAAACTCATCCTTGAGGTGGAACGGGGTTTCGGACTTGGAGTCCGAACAGCCGACGATGCAGAGTTTTTCCTTTTTCTTCGCCTCCTGAATCTCGCTCATGTATGCCCTCCAGCATAAAGGTTAAAGGGGCAGGCCCCGCGAGGAACCTGCCCCCGTGTTACTAGCTAGACAGTTTGCCCTTGAACGCAGGCGGCATGTAGCGCCCGCCCGTGCGGATCACCGTGATTGCGGCCCGGCAGGATGTAGCCGCCGTGCTCACCTTCACGCCGAGGTAACGCTTGTTCGCCGTCGAGGTAAGCTGCTCGGCCTTGATGTCGAATGCGCCGACCGCATTGTTGACCACCGCCGACATGACCGCAGAGGCATTCAGGCCGATGTCGCCAACAGCGGCGTCAGCCAGCGCAATGCGGATGGAGTCGGTCGTGGGAGTGGTCAGGGTCAGGACGCCCGTGGAAAATCCAAGGGTGCTTTCCAGCCCCGTCTTAAGGGAGTCGATGGACCCGGCAATACCCGTGTTGACGGTAGAGCCGACCGTGGTGCCGAAGTTGATGTTGGTCGCGTACTGCAACGTGGAGCCGGAAGCCCACGCCGCCGTCGAAGTCGTGTAGGTGAACTTCTTGCTCACCGTGCCGACGGAGAGGGTGAAGAAATTGCCGTCCGTCGAGGCCGAAGAGAACGTCAGGGTAAGGTCGCGCACGCCGGAGCCCGCCGCGATGTTCGTCGCAGCGGTACCGCCGACCACGATCCCCGTCTTGCTGCCAGCAGCCGTGGTGCCAGCCGCCGTGGCATTCGAGGACTCCGTCAGGTCGATAGTCACGCCGCCCGCCGCGTTGCCCTCGACGTTGACGACAATGTAGGCGTCCGTGTACTTCGACATATCGTAATTCTGCGACACGGCAGCCGCAGCCGAGGTGAGGCTAAGAACCTCGGAGTCGATTTTCAGTTTTTCAGAGAGTTTTCCGTAGTTCATGGTTTCGTCACCTCCTAATTCAGCACGATGAAGGGCGACACGGTGTTAGCCGCGCTGCCTTCAAGCGGGATAGGCGCGTCGAGCCAGGGCTGGCCGTCCACGTTCCAGAAGATTTTGAGGACGCTCCGGTTGGTCGTGAAGTAGACATGCTCGGACATGGCGACGAAGGGACCGGACCCGTCTTTGATGAGGTAATAGCCGAGATCTGCCAGGATGAGGTCGCCAGCCGTCCCGAGGGCAACCGACCGCTCATGGAACAGAACGGGGATGCCAAGCAGGGTCGGGGGCATACCGGGAACCGCAGACTGCATCCATACGGCGTTGCTGCCCGTCGCATTGTCAACCATCGTCGCGAGCTGCGGGATGGTCGTCTGAGAAGCAATCCAGACGGGATTGCCGCCCATTTTCAGGCGGGCGAACATGCCGACAACGTCGGCGTATGCAATCTGGTTTGCCGTGGTGCGGGCGTAGTTGATGCGGGCGGGCGAGGCGGTAATGCCGAGGGGCCTGCCGACACCGTTGCCGCTGTAGAACGCGTTTTCCTCAGCCGCCGTAATGGCAAGACGAAGCTGGCGCTCACAAACGGACGCAGAGGCCGTCCAGTTGCGAAGCAGCTTGTCGGTGAGGACGAGGTGAGCCGCGACTTCCTTGGGCTCCAACTTGATCTGCCGGATGTCAACGTCCGTCTCGGGCTTGGTTCCCCCTTCCGCGATCCACTGCACGGTCACGCCGCCGTACATGTTTTTCGCTGCACCCTGGTTGAGTGCCGCCATCGAGATGGCCGCATCCGGGGGGGAGCCAGCCGGGATGACCTGTGCGCGGGGCCGGAAAATCGCCGCCTGCGGGTCAATCGCCAGCAGGCCGGGCCTGAACTGCTCGGGCACCATGAAACCGCCCTTCGTTCCGGTCCCCATCGACTGTTCGCGCTCTTCGTAAAGATCGTACAGCCGGGGGTCGTCCCTGCGGGACACGACGGAAAGAAGGAAGTCCCGAAGGTCAACAAACTCCTTCGGGTCGGTCTTCTGCGCTTTGGACGAAAGGCGAATCGTCTTCGCGGGCTTGCTCATGGCCGCTTCCTCAGCCATCAGCCGTTCCTCGCGCTCGATGTCCTTGTCCAGTTTCGTGATCGAGGCTTCGAGGGACTTGTACTCGGTATCCTCGGCCTCCGTCAGATCGCGGGTTTCGTTCTCTGCCAGGTCGAGGAGCGCCCGCATCCTCTCAATGGCCTGGGCCTTTTTCTCTTTCAGTTTTTCAAGTCTGTTCATCTGGATGAACCTCCTGCGATTAGAGCCAGCCTGCGTCTAAGCAAGGCTGTCTTGAATGGTTTGTATTTCAACGGTCTTGCCTGTGACTGTGACCAGCAGTCGTGGCTCCGAACCGCAACGTCGGTTTCCTGATAGGCCGGGAACGTGACCGGCGAAACATCCCAAAGTTTCACCTTCTCAAGCGTGCGAAGGTCTTTGGCCGCGTTCTCTTCGGTTTCCCAACTGTCCTTGATGGTCTGGAACCCAAAGGACATCTGCGAAATGTCGCCCCGCTCGATGGAGGTAACGAGGTCGCGCCCAACCTGCGTGTCAGGCGGGTCGATTTCGACGTAGAGCCCCTGCTCGTCCTCGCGCATGGTCAGCGTGCCCGCCTTGTTTCGCCCGAGGATGAAATTCTCGTCGTGGTTGAACAGGGCGCGGACATCATCCTTGCCTATGGACTCCGAGAAGGCCCCCGGCGCGATCCGCTCACGGAACCAGCCGAGATCCGTCTCGGAATTGAATACGGCGGCATGGCCCCGGATCAGCTTCTTTCCGTCTTCGCGTTGCTCGACGCGAAACTCACTCTGTAGCGTCCTGCGTTCCTGCTTCATCGAGGGGTAAATCCTCCTGCGTTCCTTGCGTGCTGCTCGTATTCGGGTTCTCGTAGGTGTCCCCGCCTTCCCTCGGGTTCATGTTCTCGAGGGCGCGGACCTCATTCGGGCTCATCCACCGGTTCGTGATTGCCGACGCATACGCCTGATAGCGGGTTGCCGTGTCGCCCCGGAGAAGGGCGTCGAGCTTGAACTCCGCGAAGTAGCGGCCCTGCTCTTTCTTGGTCAGCAGCGTTTTGTTGATGGATTGCTCGATACGGACGAGCCACGGCCTGATGCAGTGGATGACGAAAGACATCATCATCTGCTCGGCGCTGGCATAGGTTGTCGTCGTGTCTGGGTGCCCGATGAGGATGCACGGGACGCGGAAGAGGCGGGCGATTTCCTGCACCTGAAAACTGCGGGTTTCGAGGTATTGGGAATCCGTCGCGGACATGCCGACGTTCACCCAATCCATCCCGTTTTCAAGAACGATGATCTTGAATTTGTTATCGCCGGAAAGGGCATCCTGTACGGACGTTTTCAGGCGGGTATGGGCGTCTTCCTTGAGGGTGCCGGGATGCTTGACGATGCCCGATGTTTTTGCCCCGTTCTTGTAATATGAGATACCGTGATCCTCGGCGCTCATGGCAAGGCCGATGGAATTCGCGGCAAGGGTGATCGGGGAGAGCCCGAGAAGACCGTCAGAGGACAGCCCCTTGAGGTGCCAGCACTCGGACTGAGAAAGGGTGATCTGCTTGTGGCTGTCCGGGTCGCGGTACTTGTACTGCACATCGTAGTTGGTAAAATCCTTGAACTCGGGCTCCACCTTGTCGGGATGAAGGGGGATTATTTGCAGGACACGGCCCGCGTTGTCCCGCTGAATGAACGAATAGGCGTTGCCGCGCAGGGCAGTGTGCCCCACCTGCATTTCTCGGAACTCATGGGCAGTCTGGAAATTGTTGGGGGAATCGTGCAGGAAGGGATAAAGCCAATGCCCGTCGGCAACGTCCTTGCCGCCGTCCTTGCGCCGCTTGTAGACCATCAGGGGAAGCGATGCGATGGTTTCCGAAATGACGCGGACACAGGCAAAAACCGCCGACTGACCTAAAGCCGAGTCGGCGTCTACGTTGTAACCCGTCTTGTTTTGACGGCCTAGGAGCCGGATAATCCAGTGGTTAGGATCGTCCACGCCCCTGCGTTCGATAAACTTTGCAGCAAAGTCTAGCAGTTTGCCCAAATATGCAACCCCTGGCCAAGGTCGTTTTGGCTAGGCGGTTCGATCAATTCTACATCGAGGGGAAGGCCGTCTATCCGGCCCGCGAACCGCCGACTGACACCCATGCGGGTGAGTCCTTGGGCGATATTTGGACACAAAAAAGCCCCACCGTCAGGGACGATGGGGCACCATTTCCGCTATGTTGAATGTTTTTTTTAGTTTATCGGCTCTTTATGGTAGCCCTTCGCTTCCATGCAAGAGTGAAATACCCTTGCACCACGGATCACCATGTCATCGAGATTTCGCATTGAGCCTGTCGCCTTGTCAGATTCAAAGTTGCACTCCCGCACTGCCTGTTCATATTCGGCTTGCGTTGCGCCCGCCTTCGCCCACTTCCACGACGGGGCACAGGACACCGCCAGCAATACACAGCACGCCAACAGAATCAGCCTTTTCATTTTCTTGCCCTCCATCTCTGCTATTCGTTTGACGATTGCGATAGTATAATAATCTCCACCACTTCCTGCCTTGGTATTCTGAGCACTTTTTCGGAGATTTTCAAGCCCTTTATTTTCCCCTCATCGTGCCATTTGTAAACAGCACTCACGGTTATCCGAAAGAAATCAGCTACTTCCCTCGGCGTGTAAAGCGCCTTCTGCGGCAGGCCGTCCAGGTTCGTGCTCATGGCAACCTCGTGAAGACTACGTTTTCGATGTTGACGTTTTCTCCACTGCGCCACGGTTTGAACTTGGAATGGTCCGGCGTAGTGTTAAAAACGTTCTGGTCCGTGTATCCGTTGACAAGGAACGTTTGCCGTATCCGCTGCGCCTCTTCCCCCGTCTTGCCCATTTCGATGAGGCAGGACTTAAAGGCGCGGTCCGCAATCAGGCCCTTCATGCCCTCGATAACTTTTGCTTCCTGCCCGTCTATGTCGATCTTGATATGGTCCGGCTTGCCGAACATGGCGGCGAAATCGTCCAGTGCGTAGATATGGACCGCGTAACCCGTCTCGCCTACCTGCCCGCCGCTGGCCCCCGCTTCCCCTATCTTCATCCCGAACCGGCTTATGCCCGTATGGTCCGACACGCCCGCAAGCAGGGGAAACGCGTTTCCGAATCGGTTTAAGTGGCAATTCTGCACTAGGCTGAGGTAGCTTGAAATCTGAGGCTCAAAGGCCACTACGGGGCTATTGGGCAGGAGGTGGCAGGCGTACAGGCTATACATGCCGATGTTCGCCCCTACGTCGTAAAAGGTCTGCCCGTCCTCGAAAGACCGAATCCACGCGTTCGTCTCGGGCTCCTTGAAAACGAATGTCTGGAACCTGTATTGCTCCCATCCGGTCTTTACCCGCATTTTGAACGGCGGGACGAAATCGCCACAGATAGCGTCTGAAATATTCATTTCACCTCCGGCAGTTGGGCTAATCCTCTCTCGATTAATGCCTCGGCCAAGATCCAATCATCTTCGCTGTTAATGTCAAACCCTTCGTAGCCCTGCGTGAAGAAGGGCTTTATAACTGAACCGCTGATGCTCCCCTTTTCCGTCACGTTGCGCGTCCATGAGATTTCGAGGGAAGCGTTTTGGGCATAATATTGATAATTAACCTGAGTAGGACAACTATGACTAGGAACGGTGAAACCACATGCAGGATACAGGACTTTGGTGGGAAGTAGGTGATTCATGAATCCATCGAATATTGACCACATCTTGAACGGGCTCTGCTTCGCCTTCTCCACCGCCCTGATCGAATCGCACGGCTGCTTTTCTTGAAATTCTGCCCACGCCCTCCGAATCGTCTCGGCAGACCGGAACGGCGAAGTAGGGCGAAGGATGACGAAGGCGTCAGCATCGACGCCCGTAATCCTGAAAAAGTGGTCTATCCACTCGATGTCAGGCGATGTATCCGTTGCGTACTCCGGTGGCCTCGGCACGGGCGTTGCTCCCCGCAGCTCTGCCATATAGCAGATACGCGGGTCGTCAGATGAAACATAGATCCCGCTGAATATCCCGCTTTCCTTCGCCGCCGCGATTGTGTAGAAAAGCAGGGGATGGCCTGCAAGTGGTCGGACGTTCTTCCCCGGCACCCGTTTGGAGCCGCCGCGTGCAGGGATTAGGGCGATGATCTTCATTCTTCCCCTCCATACCCGCACGCAGGGCACTTGTCCGGCTGTGCCGCGTTGCGGTAGTCAAGCATCTTGTCACATTTCAGGCAGTGGATCGACCCGCTTCGCCAGTACCCCCACGCGCCCGCCTTCCATTGCCGATGGTTAATCTCAGGCTTATTGAAAATCCCCGTGCCCTCGCAGTACGGGCAGACCATCGGCCCGTCGTACCAGTACGGGTTATGAATCAGGCCGTCCTCGCAGTTGAAGCAGGGCCACAGGACGCGGCGGACGGCGATGGTGAGCATGTCCCGAATCTCAGATTTTAGTGTAGCCGCCATCGCACAACCAATCCTCTCCCGCTAAATCCTCACAGCACACGGCGTAAAGCATGGTTCGCTGTAAACTTTCCTTGGAAACCGTCCGGCCCATTGGAATTTTGCTTGTGATCTTTTCTAGGAACTCAGGCGGCAGTTTCTTTGAGACGTAGGGGCCGAATCCGGGGCAGACCGCCCGGATACCGAATCGCCCGTATTGCACCGTAATGGATCGCGCCAGTTGCTGCAAGGCCGCTTTCGAGCAGTTGTACCCGCATGGCTTCTCGAAACCGCCGGAATAATTGCGAAAATCAGCACCAACGTATCCCATTATCGACCCGATGAGCACCACAACCCCGCCGCCCTTCTGAACCATGTCGGGAATGAACTTTTCAAGCAGGCGGGCGTGAGCGTTGACGTTTACCTGCATGGTGCGTTCAAAGTCAGTAAAGAATCGCGCTTCCGTCTTCGTCGGCGGGGTGTCAATCGCCGCGTTGCACACGATAATGTCCGGGGTTTCCTTGACCGCCTGCATGTAGGCCGAGTAAGCAAGCGGGATGTCCTGCGGGTCGGAGAAGTCCCACGCGGGCAAGCCCAGGCTGAACGCATTGGCCCCCGCATCCCGCAGGGTCCGCATCCATATCGGCCCGAGGTTGCCATCCCCGCCCGTCACAAGCGCCGTCTTGCCGCTTAAATCAAACAGGTTCATCTGCGGGACATACCTCCTTTCGGTCTTTCCATTCCCCGCACGCAATGTTGCGGTTCAGCGTCGGGAAGTCGATGATAATCTGGCATTGCTGTTTGCCGTCCGCAAAGTAGGGCATGGCCGCCAGCGAACGCGGCGGATACCGCTTGCAATGAGGCTTGCCGTCGTCAAGCACTTCGGAATATCTGCACGTCTCGCAGGTCATAGTTTCATTTT